GTGATTAGTTTAATAAATACTAGAACATTTAGTGGATTAAATGCTATGCTAGAATTTAATGAGTGGAAAAGAATATGAGAAAAAGATTAACATTTATAGAAAAAGCACTTCTTCTTTCCATTCTTTTCTTTCTGGTTATTTGGTCATCGACAGTATGTTTATGTCAAGAAATTAATAACATCGGATATGCTCCGTTTAATATAACTTCAAAAAGATTTAATTGCAGAGCTTTTTCTAGATCAATAAGCAGATTTGATGACATACATATATCTTTTCTATACAACACTTTCGGTAATGACTTTTCATGTCTAGCAGAGATAGCTCAAGATGCTAGACTCAAGACTCTTCAAGTTCACTTAATAAACGAGCCTGGTCACAGAAATGGAAGATTGGGTAAATATGAATTTCTATACTCAATAGAAAATCCCTCCAAATACAATGAACTTCTAGTAAATAGAAACGAAAATCTAAAAGTTAAATTTTTAGATTATGTTCAGCCTCTAAAACAATTTATTGATGACAACATTTCAAATTCTACAGAAGTTTTGATAAGTCCAGGACTAGAAAGTAACTTAACTAATAGTGCTGGTAAAGTTCTTGTAGAATGGACCAGAGAGGCATTTCCAGATCGAAGAATTGTATTTAATCCATATCCCGCAAGACTTTCTAGTAGAGATAAAACTAATGCTGATCTTATGGAAGATCATGGTCTTTACCCCAAACTAAATGCTCCATGCGTATACAATATTGATGGTGCTGATGTCTCGTTTAATAAAAGAAAAGCCCTAGGAGAAAAGTATCATCAAGAATCTCAGACCAAATATTGGGTGCAAAGTGGCGCACCATTATTTCAACTTTATGAGCATATGGCTAATAAGTGTGAATATGCATTTCTTTGGACTGCGGAAAGCAATGGCTTGAAAGATGGCAGTTTTATTGATCCTAGAGCTAGAAATCATAGAGTGTCATATAAAACTTATAGAATGATAATGAAACAAATACGCAATCTTAATAGAAGAGGTATTCTGTACCCTTTAGACTACACATATTCAGAAGACGATATGAAGATGGCACCAACATGCGACTCAATAAAAGAGCAAAAAGCGTTTAGAGATGGTCATAAAACTGGAAACTTACTAAAGCAGTCCGAGTTTAGAAATAGGGGTGCAGTTTTGCTTCTATCGCAAAGTTTTTCAAATGTTAAAAAAGCAACTCTATATAAAGGCGATACAGTTATTGACAGATTCAAGTATTCTGGAAAGTACAAAGATGGAAGAACACTGCTTAGAGGTAGCGTGTCTCCCACTAAGTATCCTCTAAAAACTTTTTTGATTATTAAAGAAAATAATTCAAAAAAGTGCTATAAAATTAGAAATCCGAGAATTAGAATAGACTAAATCTATTCTCATACTTTTTATAATGCTATCTTTTGAAACTAATTTAAACACATATCTATATCAATGGAGGATTTAATGATCAGTTTGCCAACTCTTTACCAAGACTTTATTCATCTTTCTCGCTACAGCCGTTGGTTGCCAGAAGAAAGTCGTAGAGAAACTTGGGAAGAAACAGTATCAAGATACTTTGACTTTTTTAAGAAGCATCTGAAAAAGAGGTGTGATCATGATCTATCGCAAGATACTATTGATGAATTAAAAAATGCAATTCTCTCCTTGAAGATAATGCCATCCATGAGATGCCTAATGACTGCTGGACCAGCGTTAGAAAGAGATGAAGTTGCTGGATATAATTGCTCATTTATTGCTATTGATAATCCAAGAGCCTTTGATGAAATTCTTTATGTTCTATCCTGCGGCACTGGAGTTGGATTTTCATCGGAGCGTCAATATGTTAGTCAGTTGCCAACAGTAGCAGAGCAGTTTCACGATACAGAAACAACTATTGTAGTTCAAGACTCTAGAATTGGTTGGGCAAAAGCCCTTAAAGAATTAGTAGGTCTGTTATATCAAGGTCTTGTTCCAAAATATGATATTAGTCGAATTAGAGCCGCGGGAGCGCCACTTAAAGTTTTTGGTGGAAGAGCATCTGGTCCACAGCCATTAATTGATCTCTTTGATTTTTGCATAAAGACATTTAAATCTGCCGCAGGAAGAAAACTTCAATCAATCGAGTGTCATGATATTGTATGTAAAATTGCAGAAGTAATTGTTGTTGGTGGAGTTCGCCGTTCCGCTTTAATCTCGTTGAGCAATCTTTCCGATGATAGAATGAGAGCCGCGAAGTCTGGTCAGTGGTGGCAAGACAATGCTCAACGTGCATTAGCTAATAACTCAGCTTGTTATACAGAAAAGCCAGACATTGGCATTTTTATGGATGAGTGGAAATCTCTCTATGATTCAAAATCTGGAGAGCGAGGGATTTTCAATCTAGATGCGGCAAAAAGGTCTGCTTCAGTTTTAAAATCAACCTCTGGAGAAAAGAGGCGTGATGAAACAAAAATTGCGGGAACAAATCCTTGTGCGGAAATTCTTCTTCGCAGTAAGGGACTATGTAACTTATCTGAAGTTGTTGTTCGCTCAGATGATACAAAAGAAGAACTCTTGCGTAAAGTTGAACTAGCCACAATTCTAGGAACATTTCAATCTACTCTTACTAACTTTAGATACTTGACTAGAGATTGGCAAAAAAATCAAGAAGAGGAAAGACTTCTTGGTGTATCTTTGACTGGAATTTTAGATAACGATTTCATGTCAACACCATCAGAAGAGCTTCAAGAGTTTTTGTGCGAAATGAGATTGAAAGCAATAGAGACTAATGAGAAGTGGGCAGATATTCTAGGTATACCTAGGGCCTCTTCAATTACTTGCATCAAGCCAAGCGGAACAGTTTCTCAGCTAGTAGATTCTGCATCAGGTATTCATGCTAGACATTCTGAGTATTACATCAGAACTGTTAGGGCAGATAATAAAGATCCTCTATGTTCATTGATGAAAGACATGGGATTTCCAAATGAGCCAGATTTCATGAAGCCTGAGCATACTACTGTATTTTCATTTCCTGTGAAATCTCCATCAAAAGCTGTTTTTAGAACTGAATTAAATGCAATTAAACATCTAGAGCTTTGGCTATTCTACAAGAAATTTTGGGCTGAACACACTGTATCAATTACAGTTTCAGTTAAAGAAAATGAATGGTTAGATGTTGCCGCATTTGTATATAAACACTTCGATGATATTTCTGGAATCTCTTTCTTGCCGTTCAGTGAACATTCATATAAGCAAGCTCCATATCAAGATTGCACTAAAGAGCAGTATCAAGAGCTTTTAGATAAAATGCCAGAGCATATTGAGTGGCATGGTCTATCTAAGTATGAAAAAGAAGATGCTACTACATCTACAAGAGAACTTGCATGTAGTGCAGGAAATTGCGAAATATAATATCATGTAAACTTCATTATGGGCGAGAATCAGCATTATGCTGATCCGCCCTGGAGTTATGCAGATGGCTGGGATGTTTGGAGAAACGAGGTATAAATAGCTATGTTAAGCAAAAAAGCCCTTAAAGATTATGAAAAATAAATTGAAAAAATATGTTTGTTCAGAGTGTTTTTGTATAGTAGAAATAAAAATATTAAAAACTGAAAAAGACTCCCAGCATAAAATCGCACAATTCTGTCCACTATGTTCTGATTATCTAGAACCATCAACCTCTGATAGCGAAGAGTTGCCCTTTCTTAAAAACTTTGATGATTATGATCAATTCAACGATGAAGATTATTATGATGAAGTTGAAGATGATGATGAAGATGTAGATGACTACTAAAATTTATGTTGGCATAGATTATTCTATGTCATCGCCTAGTATTTGTATCCATAATGGAAATGAATGGAGTATAGAGAACTGCAAATTCTATTTTCTTACATCTAAGAAAAAGCATATAACTTCAACGAAAAATATTGTTGGAGAATTTCACGCAGAACATTTAAATCAAGAGCACCGATTTGATAGTATATCAAATTGGGCATTATCTAAGATACCCAAACTATCCGTAGTTTACATTGAAAACTATGCATTTGCCGCAAA